GTTTTAAAGGAAAGGTATACCCTGCTTTAGATAAGTCATCTTGGTTGGTAATTGCTCTATGTTTCTCTGTCATTCGTCTCCATGCTTTATCCCAATCAAAAGTTTTCATAGGATATGGACAGCTTATTACATCTTTATCTTTTTCTAACATTGTAAAAATAGTCTTTGATTGAAAGTCAATGTCTGAGTCTATAAATAATAAATGTGTGTAGCCATCTGCGTGGTTTAACATTTCAGCTACACACAAGTTTCTACCTTGTGTAACTAAAGAGGATTTCATCAAAGTAAAACTAACAAGTATTTTTCGTTGTATACAATCTTGCTGAAACTTTAATACAGCTTGACAATAATGCATAGATACGTCGCTATGGACAGGTGTGCATACCATAATTTTATATGGAGAAAATGTACCAATATTTATTTCGGTAACCCCTTCTCCATTTACTTTATTGTTTTTAATTGTTTGATAAGTGTCTGGATTTTGCACTACCGTTTTAGTTGGATCTGTTTGAGTAAACCAGATGGGTTCATTGTTTGCGCCTTGCGCTTTATTACTTTTTTGCATTTACCGCTCCTTCCAAAAATCTTTTCCAAGACGTACCTATTTTATTCCAACCATAATATGCTTGAGCATATGCAGATTGACATTCTAAATGATTATGTATTTGTTCTTCATGTAAAGTATTAGCAGCTGCATCAATACCCATTGCAAACTTTTGAGCTAAATTTCTATAGTTTGATTCGTAAGGAACATACATAGGAAACTCTGCACCTGTCTCAAATAGTGCACCATAATTAGTTGTAATACAGTACAACCCTGCAGCCATACATTCCAATAAGGATATGCAAAACGTTTCTTCAAATATACTTGGATAAACATACATATGATATTTATGTAAGTTGTCTTTTATATAACTGTTCGGTTTGTACCCTATGTAATTTACGTTTGGTAATTTGTGTGCTTGTTCATATAATTTTATATAATGATGATTATTTTCTCGATAAAAATCTTTACCGTATATTTCGCAAGATGAATAAACATCTAGTGTAATCAAAGGATTTTTAACTAACTGCATAGCTCCCAACAATACAGATAATCCTCTCCAAGGTGTGTTTTGGTGTATGATTTTTATAGGCTCACCTTTTTCGTAAGGCTTAGATTTTTGTATTCTATCTATACCATTTTTAATAACTACTGATTTATGTGTAGGTATATCAAAGTGATATCTAAATTTTTCATATGTCCAGTGACTGTTAAAGACATACCAGTCGTATTTGTTATGATTAGATTTATCTTTAAACCAGTGATATAAATTACCTTGATCGTAAGAATTTTTTTGCCACAAAATATTTAGTTTTGTAGGATGTAATGGAATCTTTTCAGGTACCGATGTACAGATTTGTACTTCGTCTAATAGTTTTGAATCAACATATTTTTCTAAATAGTCGAATTGTAATTCTGTTCCGCCTCTAGGATTTTGGTTTATTGTCATCTTTACTCATTACTTTCTGCATTATGTCTAAACCTTTCGGAGAAACCTGTACAGTTACGTCTTGTACTATATCAGGTCCTTCTTTCTTTTCTTTAAACGTTTCACCAGTTTTAGTATTACGCCACGTAGTTATCGTAGTGCAATCTATTTTATATACATTATCCGTTTTCATTTTCTCTATTTATTAGTGCGTAACTTATCACACCAGTTATTTCATTAGCTGTACCAGCTTGTACTTTCATAACATCTCCTGCTTCTAAATTCAAGGAATCTTTTATTAAATTTTCTGTACTTTTATTAAGCTGTGCATGACCTACTTCAACATCAGAACCACCTGATTTTTTAACAAATAAATCAACATCTACGTTGGAAGCTGTAGCATGACTAGCTTGAACTAATTTAACAATGGCTACAGAAGATGTATTAATTGTTAACACCGTAGTTAAATTAGTGGTTATTAAATCATATGTTTCGCTTTTATAAAATATACTCATGATAAGAAATAATTAAACGCATCCTGTTCGTTTTTTAAATCTTGTTGAAAAGAAAAATTTAATTGATTTTGTAATGTAGTTAAAGACTCAAGTATCTGTCTTTGATTTTCTACGTCGTATTCTTGTTTTGGTTCAGGTATGTAGTTTGTTACTTTAGCCATTATCTGTCCCTTGCAAAAGCTCTATTGGCAGCTGAATACGTTGAAGATGATCTTTTAGGTGCGCTAGTTGTCCGACTAGGTATTTGTCCTCTTGCTCTATCTTGATTAGAAGGTGTTCCATAATCACCTCTATCAATTTTCTTTTGAATACCTCTTGCTTGAGCCATAGTTGCAGCTCTTGCATCTTCTCTTTCGTCATATCCACCGTAGCTTTTAATATCTAAATAATCCATTAAATTTTTAGATCTACCAAAATCAGATTGTTGTATTCTTTGATTTAAACTTCTGATACCACTACTGTCACTTAGTTTTTTTAAAAGACCAACACCTGGTATAAAATTAGCAAGAAATTTAAATAACTCTGCAATACCGCCTTTACGTTCTTCTACCTCATCAATTTCATCAGCTTCATTAGCTGATGGAAGAAACTCAAAGTTTGTCCCTTGATCGCTTGGTGTATTTCGAGTAAAGCCTTGTTGTATATCTATAGGACTTCCAAAAGGAACAGCTGCAGACGATGCGGTAATACCTGATGGGACCATTCCTAATTGTTGTTTTTGTATGTAAGTTGGACTTACATAAGGTTCAGTAGGTGTAAATAAATTTTGTTGGTTTGTGGAAGAAGAAAAAGGCACAGCGATTGGCACGGTAGTGCCTGGATAAAATTGTTCATTTGTAGGTCGTTGTTCTACCCTCCCTGTATTTACATTAAAAAAATATTCCATTATCTTCTACCGTCCGGTTGTGCGTCTAACCTAAAGGTTCCATATCTCCAAGATTCACCTGTAGATGTATTAGCTATTTGAATAGCTACTAATCGACCTCTAGCTCTCGTATCTATTTTATCAGTAGTTGCTGTAATTGTAAAGGGACCTAACGGTGAACTAACAGCTGTATTATCAGGGTAATCGTTTAAAAATAATGTAACTGTAGAATTACCACGTAAGTATTTAAAATCAGGTATAAATCTTTTTACAGACATAAAAAACTCTCCATCACCTCTATAATCAACAACTCCTGTTGCCTGACCCAAGGCGCTACGCCTTGATGTTATGTCCCAGTCCCCTGATTTAATAAATGCATCAATTGATGTAGTGCCTGAACTGTTAACTTGGTCGTCACCTAATTCATGAGCATAATAAATAGAAGCGCCATATAAATTAGTTATACCCGATATGTTATCAAAAACAGGTGTTGCTGTTGAATCATAATCAGTTGCGTAAGGTAGATCATATACCCCTTGGTCTTGATAACTAGATCTATCTAAAGAAGACGTAGTAAACACATTCTCTGAGTAATTATAGGTTACACATCTATCAATCTGCGTTGAACCTGATTTAGGATAAAACCAATTAATTTCTGTAAATAAAGCATTGGGTGCACAATAAATTAATTCACTTGCATTATAGTTAACACCTAAATTATCTCCATCGGTACTAAATACAAAATCTTCAACCAGACATGGTAATGATTTTACCGTACCATCAAAACTAAAAAATCCTCCTTCAGCTGACATCCACCATACAGAACCGTTTGCATAAGCTACAGCTTTAGGTCCTATACATCCACAGTTTGTACCAACCTGCCTTACAGAAAAAGTAAAAGGTGGACCTACGAATTGAACCACATAAGCTGCTTGATCAGTTAATACAAAGACATAATCTTTACCTTGTATGGCAGCTACAATCTTGTTTCCTGTATCTAGTCTAAATGTACCTGCAGTGTTAGTAGCTGTAGGTGCATAAGTATTTAGATCTTCTTGATTAGAAAATCTAACAAACATCGGATCTTGTGTTAATGGAGCACCAATTGTTGTTTCAGTTCCAAAATGAAATAGGTGTCTATCTCTATCAGATACCAAAGTTAATCTTGATTTGGTTGGATTGTTTGTTGTGTTAAAATTTGTTGTAGTTTGAGAAGCTCTAACGGCTCTAGGTGTTGCAGCTCCAGCATCCCATGTAAAAGTTTTACCATTAAATATTGTTGCAACTAATACTTCTCCAAAGTTATCAAGGCTCCAGTTGCCTGGATCTAGAATCACGTTGCTTACAGTTCTAGCTGTTCCCCATGTTCCTGTGTTCCATTGATACGTACCCCATCCATAACCAGCTGTTTGAAATGTTGGTCCTACTTCTTCATAGGGATTGATAGTGGCTGATCCAGAAGCAGATGCCGCTCCACTAGCATTAACTCTCATTTGAATTGTAAACGTATCACTGTTAGGCACAGTTAATATTTCAAAAGCCCCTGTAGTAAAATCTGATGCT